CACCACTGCCTTTTCTCCGTACAACTTTAGGAGCCTTTGCACGGCCTACAACAAGTTCATCTAATCTAATTGTCTTTTCTTGTGCGACTCGTTTTGCTAGAGTATTAAATGATACAGTACAACGTGGGTCACGAGTAACCCAATAAATATTCGGAAACCAAGTATCCCAGCAGGAATACTTGCAACCTTCAATAATCGCTGATTCTGATTCCAACATTTCCTTATGATCGTCGGATAACTGATTCAGGGACCATTTACCATCAATGATTCGGGCACCTAATGCCATCATCAATGGTGTAAATTTTGAATTACAAATAACAGTTATCATAAGTATAAAACACCGTATTCATTATCTGAAATTGAATAATAACAACGCCGAACACCCCGTAAACGCATGGTTTTCTGACAACCAGGGCACGGGCGGGCACTTGCTAGTGTTCCATCACGGCGAATTCGTACAACATAAACGTCGGCATCACGGTCTAATTTCCGTACTAATCTGGCTTCTGCATGGGCTTGTGCATGAAGTTGCCGACAAGGTACGTTATTTGCGGTAACAGTCGTGCCATCACTGCGTATACCCACAGCACCAAGTCTATAGTGCCGACGCACGTTTTTCGCATCGCCCTTGAGAGCGATGTTCTGCGCCAATCGAAAATATCGTTCAACCTTAGCCATTAGTTATTGCATTATCTGCATGACAAGGTTCATCGTTGACTTTAATCTCTATCAATTTATCCCCTTTTGAAGAAACAATAATGATGGTATCTATTAGTTTATGATCTTTTTCAAATGGAAATTCAAGTAATAGACCAGTCACGATGGCTTGAATTGTTTTGACTTTACGCTGTTTCTCATACACAACAATAGCGTAGCTACCATTTAACAAACTTGGATCAGTGCCCGGAGGCGCTGTTGCTTTAATATTCATACAAGAAGTACCCCTAAAATAAATCCAACTACAATACCCCACAACAATGGATGTACTGGAACTTGTACTGTCGGCGGCATTTTAAATTCAGTGTTAGTGGCGTATTTACTCCACCAGTCACTACTTCTCATGGACATAAAATAGCCTTTGCAATAGCGATGGCTTCATCAAGACAATATGCTCGAAAGCCGATAGCTTCCTTAATCATAGCGTGATCGTGCGGGTTGCCATCGTTCATTACACAAATAATTGGAATATCGTTATCCCATGCCCAAGCAATCTCCATTACTGTACCAATGCTTACTTTATCCGCATCTTTCAGATTTACAAGCAAAACGTCACAACGAATACAATCCCAATGATCCCGTGTCATAATTCCACGAGGGCAACTGATGGGGTGGTCATAATTATTACCTACGCTAGTTTCATTGGCAAGATATTCCTTAGCTCGCATAGGGTCCAGCCCGACAATTCCGACTTCGGCTAATTTTTGTTTAGCATAGTTTCGCCAATTTGTACAACCACCATACGTGCAACCAGTAATAGGGCCAGCAAGATAAACTGTACTCATTCTTTAATCCTTATTGTTTTCCGAATAATCTTATGAATGCCGGATTTTGGATAAGTCCCTACTACTCTAAAGTTATCTTCTCCGGTTATATTACCTTCAAACCAATCCATTGCCAATGTAATAGATTTCTTATCCTCATGTACAATATGCCCCACAGCGACACCAGGAACTAAACATGCCCTATTAGACCATTCAGTTCTTGTCATGCAGTCGCTACCATGAATGGCAGCATCAGTCCAATAAATAGCCGCGAGTTTTATTTTCATACGCCGCTGTATGTTTCAACAAAAATATAGATCAATCCTAAAAATATCAAAATGACAATAAACCCACCGTCAATCATCACAACTCCTCCCTGAATATTCTTCACATTCGATTTGAATATCGTCCTCAAATTCTGGTTCAAACTCATCAATCAACGCTTCTTTTAGTCGTTCGACTAAATCAAATACATCAGTTCCCGCTGGAATGCCATGTAATTGAACCCTAAAACTAGCGTACATTCTGCTCTCCACAACAGGGGGTTATAGGACCAAATAGCTTAAAACGAGCCGGGTCATAGCTTCCACCAGCCAGATGCGCTGTTTGAATATCTAATTCTGACAGCAATTTTAATGCCAAATTCAGTTTATGGTCCTCTGGAAGTTCAGTATTACCGGCTTGGTCTGTAAAATAAATGCCCGCCAACTGCAATGCACGAGCCGCCTCCCGAATGTATCGGTTAGCCACGGCCCTTGGGTCTGTGTTACATCTGCAACATGACATAGATTATTCTCCTACAATGGCTTGCTCTATGGTTGTAATTGGCTTACGAACCCGCTGGTCCTTTACCGCCTCTTCGGGAATAACACCCTTGTTAAGTTTCTTCAACAGAACACTATACCCCACCTTACATCGAGAGTCAAGCGCCAAATCCTTAATTGAGGCAAAATTCTGGCCCCAACACACCAATGACTTGCAAATTCGGGTTGGCGGACTCTTTTTAACAGCCTCATCTGGGTTAATACCCTTCGATAGCCGCTGAACAAGAGTCTGATAAGATACCTCACAACGGGGGTCTTGTGTGATTAACTTGATGGTGGAAAAACTTTGTCCCCAAACTTCAACGTGGCGTCGAGGAAACAAAACAGTACCGCCAGCCTGCTTAATTAGATCAACAGCGGCCTTAACTTCTGGCGACAAACTAACTTGTGACATACAAACCTCCAATTTAAAACAAATTTGATTAACCTAAACCAACTGATTATATGCAAATCCCGTGCCAAAATTTTTAAAATTTTTGGTAAAATGTAACGATTTTAACGATTTTACTTGTTTTTTCACCCCTCAAAACAGTCTATTATATAAGGGGAGACTCCCTACCTACTTATAGTATACCTGATGAAAGTAAAAAGTCAAGATGGCAAGATGCGAATTTACTTACTCTAATGGCCAGTGCAGTGAAGAAGCCTTGGAAGGCGAAAAATACTGTAGCCTCCATACGCATGTTGACCCCGAAAAGCATCAAAAACGATTATATAATCTGTTAAAGTATAAATATCGTACTCGATATGAACAGATTGGTGAACATGAGGCTTTGAGAAGTCTACGAGACGAAGTGGCTATTTCAAAGATGATGCTTGAAGAAACTCTAAACTCCATTCAAAATGATTCGGAGTTTATTGCATCACGGGCTGACCTTGCGCAGCAATTGGCAACGGTTGAAAAACTTGTAGCTTCCATGATTAAAATGGAAACTTCATTAGGTAGTCTTTTAGCAAAACCGACTTTGTTAAAGATTGCTGGCGAGATTGTTCAGATTCTATTGGAAAAATTAAAGGATGTTCCTAACCACGAAGTTCTCATTGATGAAATTAGTGCGGCTATACTAAAGACAATCGGCAACGTCAAAGAGAATGTAGACTAATCGCGTCGGAATATTTTGAAAATGAATTTTCACGTTATCGGCTTACCCAGTACACGGACTAATGAATTTAGTAGTTGTGCTTTTACCGCTTTAACTGCTAATTTTGTTAAAATGATGCGATCACTCGGCCATAAAGTATATCATTATGGCGTTGGTTGTGATGTGGACTGCGAAGAAGATATAGAACTTATGTATCCAGTTTCAATGGATTGGAGCGGAGGGGCAAAGTATTGGACTCAATATAATGAAACCATTATCAACGAAGTTAATAAACGAAAAACTCTCGGAGATTTTGTTTGCGTTATAAATGGCCGTTTAAATCAGCTACTTGAGAATATTTCACACGTTCAAGTTGTTGAGTATGCAATAGGATATACAGGAACTTTTGCAAAATATCGTGTGTTTGCATCATATTCACACATGCATAAAATTTGGGGAGCGCAAGGCGGATTAGACCCAGATGGAAAATTTTATGACGCCGTGATTCCTCACTATCTTGATCCCGACCATTATACATTGCAAACAAAGAAAAGTGATTATTTTCTTTATATTGGACGCCTAGTTTCTCGAAAAGGTGTTCAAGTTGCCGTAGATACGTGTAAAGAATTAGGAGTTAGATTAGTCATTGCTGGTCCTGGTGAGCAAATTTATAAGGGTGGAAACCTAGAATACGTTGGTTCGGTATCTGGACAACAACGACTTGAACTCTATCAAAATGCAATCGCTACTTTTGTTCCTACACTCTATGTTGAACCATTTGGAATGACAGTAATTGAATCACAAATGTGTGGTACTCCGGTCATTACAACTGACTGGGGAGCCTTTCCTGAAACAGTAGAACAAGGACGAGTGGGATTTCGATGCCGAACATTAGATCAATTTGTTCGTGCTGCAAAAAGTATTCAAGATTTAGACCCCGTGTATATTAGAGATTTTGCTATTAAAAATTGGAGTCTTAATGTAATCAAATATCGTTATCAAGAATATTTTAACACCCTGGCTGATTTGTGGGGCCAGGGCTGGAAAACCATCCACCAATAAACTCCCCCTAACAAAGTAAAGAGGTTTTACTATGGCAGTACGAAAAGCGTTTTATCCTGGCTCAACTTTTGACGGTTTTACAACGGGAAATCCTGATCGAGATAGTCGATTAGATGATTGCCGAGTAACTCCACAAGATTTCGATCAACTAGCGGCTGAAATTATAGCACTTGAAACTACGGGTGGCCCCAGCGGCCCATCAGGTCCGAGTGGCCCATCAGGTCCGAGTGGTCCGAGTGGTCCGTCAGGCCCAGAAGGTGCTACAGGCCCATCAGGCCCGTCGGGTCCGAGCGGTCCAGAAGGTGCTACAGGCCCGTCAGGTCCGAGCGGCCCAGAAGGCCCAAGTGGCCCCTCCGGTCCAAGCGGTCCAGAAGGCCCAACTGGTCCGAGTGGTCCCGATAGTGCAGCATGGCTACCAGCACAGCCTGCTAATGGCTCAAGTTATGTGTTATCTGTTGATGGCAGTGGAGTTGTAACTTGGGCGGTTCATTCCGCATAACAATTGAATGTAAAGCCTGGACTCATCATTGAGTCCAGGTATCCTTTATTGGGAGAGTTATATGACCAAGAGTATTTTCGCAAGTAAAACATTATGGGTTAATACAATATCTTTAGTAGCGACAGGAACAGGATTTTTTGCTGGCGCTTTAACTGCCCATCCTGATCTTGTATGTTGGCTCGTGCTTATACAAGCTGCTGCAAATATTGTATTACGCTTTATGACAAAAGAACCAGTCAGTGTTGTGTCAAAGAAACCACAGTCTGACGTAGCAACGAGTACGTAAACATGGCAAAAAAGAAAACAAAGAAATGGATTCAAAGTGCTGATATTCAGGAAGGGGCACTAACTAAAAAGGCCGAAGCAAAAGGTATGACAATCACTCAATACTGTGCCCAGCCTAATTTAAGTTCAAAATCGCAAAAACAGTGCAATTTAGCAAAAACTTTTGCTAAAATGCGGCACCGATAACGCCGCGACCTACCAGTCCCATAGGTCGCCATGCAGGAGCCGGGGGCCACAAAAGCCGATGCCCCCGGCTTGGGATACAACACAATTTTATGGGAGAGAAAAATGTTAAAGAATGTTAATCCTTGGATAACTGCCGTGGTGTTGGCAGTGTTAGTTTTAGCAGGAAGTTTTACGGTCTATGATCGTTATGTTGTCCATCGGGCCAATCCGAGTGCGTATGATAATTTAGCTCCTGGCCCGGTAGTTAATGCGAAAGCCGATGTGGTAATTGAAGGACCAAATGCTATTAAAATCGGTCAATTAGCTAGGTTAGACGTGTCAAAATCGGCCGGAAAGACATTTAAATGGAAGGTTTTACCGACTACAACTGATTTTGAAGTATATGATGATGGTCGTCGGGCTGTATTTTCATCGGGCCTTCCTGGTGATTTTACATTCATTGTAGCCTGTGCTAATGACAACGATGTAGACGTTAAAACGTATGTCGTTAAAGTTGGTGAAGGCGGCGATGTTACCCCTCCCGGACCTGGACCAGTAAATCCGGCTACTGGCATGGCAGGTAAGGTTGTAGAATTAACTCGACTGGTAAATTCACCTAATAAGAAAGCCGAAGCTGGTAAATTAGCTGCCGGTTTTACTGAGGTTGTGAAACAAATTCAAGATGGTCAACTAACAAATGCCGATCAAATTATTGAGGCTCAGAAACTTGCCAATCGTGCGGCTGTTGGTAATAGTCTTGCATTATGGGTTCCATTCCTTGAGGCTTTGCAAAAAGAAATGAAAAACCAAGCAGAGTCAGGTTTACTTGTTACACCTGAACAACATGCGGTACTTTGGAAGCAGATTGCAGATGGATTAAATCTTGTAGCAAAGTGAGAGTAACATGGAACGGCGGGACTTTTTAAAGCTATCGGCACTAGCTGGAACGGGATTTTTTCTAGGACTTAAACTACCACAAATTGCAAATGCAGGCAGTTTTACAAGCATAGCTTCAAAATTAGCTCGGCAAGAAGAACCAATTTATGGTGGTTGGATTAGTAGCCCAGAAAGTCGCCGTATATTTATTAAAGGCAATCCTAAGCCATTTATGAATCAATTAGATTCAGCAATTCGTGGTACAGGATCGGGTAAACAGGCTTTATTGTGGCCATTTTTTGAAAAAGTGACAGGTGGGCCACTTAAACCACATTACCAAGAAATCGGTGACTGTGTTAGTCATGCTTATGGATTAGGAATTGATATTTTAACAGGGGTTCAAATTGCAAAAAGAAATTCTCCACAACGCTGGGTTGCTCCTGCGGCTACAGAAGTAATCTACGGCGGCGGTAGAATTGAAATTGGTCGTCAAGTATATAATAAAGGATTTTGGGGCGATGGCATGGATGGCTACATGGCGGCGGAATTTATCAAAAAGTACGGTGTACTATTACGTCAAAAATATTTAGACTGGGACTTCACTCAATATGACGGCGATGTAGCCAGAAAATTGGGGCGAACAGGAGTACCAGACGAACTAGAGCCTTTGTGTAGATTACATCCCATTGGATGGTGTGCTTTAGTAAATTCCTGGGATGAGGCTCGTGACTGTATTTATAACGGTTATCCGGTTATATTATGTAGTAATCAAGGATTTAGTACAAGACGCGGGCGTGACCAGAATGGTTATTTAACACCGAGTCGCGTGACTTGGAATCATGCCATGTTATTGGCAGGCGTTGATGAAGCATGTGACCGCCCCGGTGGGTGTATAATAAACTCATGGGGATCGGATTGGGTTGATGGCGGCATAAAATTAAATCAACCAGCCGGGTCTTTTTGGGCTGATGCCAGTGTTATTGATAGAATGTGCAAGCAAGGTGATACAATTGCCATTTCATCGTATGCTGGTTATCCACGTCAGGATTATAACTTATGGTAAAATTATGGCGTCGGTTAGTAGTTTGGTTACGATCACTTTTGGTTGCTTTATTTTTCAAGAAACCAATACAATGGTCTAATAAATTGGGCGAATTATTCAGTATTATTATGGATGCATTAAAAATGCAAGAAGATAAATCAGGAACAACGCCTAAACCAACACCTACTCCTGAACCTAAAAAGCCTATTCCCGACTATAATTTAATTCCTAAACGACCAGTGAGAGACTTTTTTAAAAAATTGCTAGGACGCTAAGATGCACTGTCTTTATTTTACAGCAAAATGGTGTTCTGTATGCCGCATAATGCGTCCAATAATTGAACAGTTGCAAAAAGAGGGTTATGATATTCTCATCATAGATACTGATAAGGATAAAAAGAACACTCAAAAATATAATATTGAATCGTTACCTACAACCCTAATTTTACAAAATGATACAGAAGTAGAACGGTTTGTAGGGCGCATTTCTATTGAAGAATTGCGTAAACATCTAACAAAGAAAGTGTCAGACTATAAGATATGGTAACATTTCGACTTATTTATCGTCGTGCATTGAATGAAAGTTACCGGGAAGGGCGACTTTCTAAGGAAGATTATGAAGTATTGTTAGACGCTTACAAGCGCCCATACCGACATAATGAGAAAGGTGAAAAGATCGACCTTATGGCAGAGGTCGAAAAGAAAACACGCCGACATGCTCGCGGTTGGCCAGAAATTTGGGCTTGGATTAAAGAAAATTGGGTTTTAATTCTCAAGTTACTTTTTAGTTTACTTCCATTATTTGTAATGGTCGATCCAAAACAACCACAAGACTAAAATCAAAGAGCCGTACAGGTGAACGCATACAACAAATTAACGCGAACCTGTAGATTTAAACAACAATCGGCTCTGAAAATAATGAGTGATCTAATTAAACTATTTAAGGAAGCCCTGGCAACGGGACTCAAAAGTCAAGTGCTGACGACTTGCTCACGATGGTCTGAATACCGACGTGTCATGGGCGAGCCGTTCCCTGGTCCTTATAGTTATAAGTATCACCCCTGGTGCCGAGAAATTAGTGACTCGACGGCTCCCTTTAATTCCACGATGAAGGGGGCACAGTTGGGAATTACTGAGGTTGCAATAAATAGAGCATTTTATACGATTGACATTTTAAGACGCGATGTTCTATATGTACTACCAACAGCAATCAATGCGGCAGATTTTTCAAAATCTCGGTTTAAGGCCGCACTATTAAATAGTCCTTACCTAGAATCAATTTTTACCGATACAAATACAATTAGTTTGAAACAAGCCGGAGGCGTGAATCTTTATATACGTGGTAGTCGTGGTGATAGCAACTTGAAATCTATTCCAGTTTCAACTCTAATTCTTGATGAATTAGATGAAATGGACCAGGATCAAATTTGGTTAGCCTTAGAACGTCTTAGTGGTCAACGCGAAAAAAGTGTGTGGGCAATTTCAACTCCAAAGATTCCAAATAAAGGTATCCATAAATTATACATGCAGGGGTCGCAGGAACAATGGATTTTTAAGTGCCCTAGATGTGGACGATCCACTCAATTTATTTGGCCAGACTGTGTAGAAATCATTGGTGAAGCGGTAACTGATCCGCGTTGTGCTGAATCGTATCTTAAATGTAAAGAATGTAAAGGACGTATTGAACAGGAAGAGAAACCTGAATTCTTAGCGACAGGTATTTGGGTGCCTAATTCTAATGAATTTAGTAAAGATCATCGTAGTTTTCATCTAAATCAATTATACTCATACACAGTAACAGCAGGGGAATTAGTTGTAGCTCATTTTCGTGGAATGGGTGATGAAGCGGCAGCAACCGAATTTCATAACTCTAAATTAGGTATCCCCTACATTGGTGATGGTGCGAAAGTTACAGATGAAATTTTTGACGGTTGTTTAAAAGGACATACTAAGGGTGATGCTCGTCCGAGAACTGGTGGTGAGCGCCTTATTACAATGGGGATTGACGTGGGAAAGCTATGTCACATTGTTGTAATGGAGTGGTTTATGGATTCAATGGGGCGTGACCTTAATGTTGCAGCAATGGGTAAATTATTATGGGAAGGAACCTTGTTAGGGTCTGAATTCGAGAGGTTTGATTATTTAATGCGAGAGTGGCAAATTCTTGCCTGTGTAATTGATGCCTCACCATTTACAACAGACGCCAGACGTTTTGCTAGACGATTTCCTGGATATGTTACACTTTGTAATTACCGTGCTGGTCGAACTGGAAAAGAAATGACTGTTGTTGAAGATGAATTAGGTACACCAACGGCAACGGTTGACAGAACTTCTTGGATGGATGCATCATTAGGACGTTTTCACAGTCAACGAATTATGTTACCTTGTGATGTGAGTCGAGAATTTAGGGAGCATATCAAATCTTCGGTTCGCATTTATGAAAAAGATAATCAAAATAATTATGTTGCATCGTACACTGACACAGGGCCAGACCACTTTGCCCATGCTTTAACGTATGCAGAAATTGCGTTGCCACTCGCAGCCAGTTATGTACAAAATCAACCTGTAAAAGCCTTTTTATAAATCGGCAAGGCAAAAAGGTAGAAAAATATGGCGATACCGGAAAAATTAGTTATTGATTTTCGACATCCCAATTATTATCGGGACCAAGTTTTTTGGGATTTGTGGCGGTCTACATACAATGGAGGCGATGATTTTGCATACACTTATTTGCAAAAATTCACTACCCGTGAAACCGATACAGATTTTAATAATCGTCGGTTAATTACACCTGTTCCAGCCTTTGCTAAGGCCGCAGTAAATGATATTCGTAATTCAATTTTTCAACGAATGCGTGATGTATTACGAAAAGATGGTAGTAAAGTCTATCAAAAAGCAGTTGAGGGGTTAGATGGCGGTGTTGATCTTCGTGGTTCCAACATGACAGCTTTTATGGGTTATGAAGTTTTAACCGAACTACTTATTATGGGGCGTGTTGGTATCTATGTTGATATGCCTGCATTACAGGCAACAACGATTGCTGACATACAGAATGCGCGTCCGTATTTATATATGTATCCAGTTGAGGATATTTTATCGTGGACTGCATCCCGTCCAGATCAACCCTCTGAATTTCAAGCAATTTTATTAAGGGATCGTTGCGTTGATTATGGCGATTTAAGTACATATAGCAATCAACTTCCAGTTGAATTACCTAAAGGCAGTTATGAACGCTATCGTTTTGTGTTCAAATGCCCAATTGATGGAAAAATTCGTGTTCAATTCTTCAATACTAAAGGAAATCCAATTACACCCGATAATATTGAATTAAATGCAGTTGATCCAATTCAATTAGAACTTGAACAAATACCATTTACTATTTTAGATATTGGCGACAGCGTACTAAAAGATGTCTGTAAGCATCAAATTGCTTTATTAAATCTTGGATCGAGTGATGTAGCGTATGCTTTAAAAGCAAATTTCCCATTTTATACGGAACAAGCTGATTTACGCGCAGTGGGCGATCATTTAAAACATCCAATGAATCCAGATGGAACTGCAACAGAAGGTGGCCAACCTGGACAAAATGTTGAACGACAAATTGGAGCTACACAAGGAATACGATACGATTTACGGGCCGAACGACCTGAGTTTATTCATCCATCGCCGGAACCTCTTGAAGCCTCTATTAAGTTACAAGAAAAATTGGAAGATGATATACGGAAATTAGTAAATTTGGCCGTAGCTAATAAGGTTGGGCGTTCAATTTCTGCCGAAGCAAAAGATATGGACAACCAGGGACTTGAGGCTGGTCTTTCTTTTATTGGTATGATCTTAGAAAATGGTGAACGTAAAATTGCAGGATACTGGGCATCGTATGAAGAAAAGACAGAGAGACTTCGTAAAATACCTGTTATTAAATATCCCGATAGATACAGTTTAAAAACTGATTTAGTTCGACTTGATGAAGCTAAGAAACTAAATGATCTGATGTATTCGGTGCCGGGTCAAACTGTAAAGAGAGAACTTGCAAAATGTATTGTAATTTCTCTGTTGGCAGGTAAAATTTCAGTTGAAATGATGGATAAGATCAACTCTGAAATTGATAATGCACCATATACAACCAGTGATCCTGATGTTATCCTTCGTGCTAAAGAAGAAGGCGCGGTGGGTGATGAGACTGCCACAATGGCACTAGGGTTCAACGCCGAGGAAGCCGCGAAGGCTCGTGCGGATCATTTAGACCGGATTACTAGGATTGCCGTGGCTCAAAGTAAAGGTGGTGGTATGGGAGCCAATAATCCGGGTGCCAGAGGAGTTAATGATTTATCGGCTGACCCCTCTGGTCAAGCAAGGGATGAGAAAGCACAATCAAGAGATACAACTTTAAACCCTGATACTACGCCACCAGTGCGTGGTGAAGGTAAAAATAATAAGGATGAAGAATAATGGCAAGTATGTATGGTTCTCTAGTTAAAGCCAATGCTTATTTTCTCACTCGACTTCATTCTGAGCCGTGGGAAAATTCATCCGCAAGCGATCAAACAAAAGCCTTATATACAGCAACTCGTATAATTGATCGTTTAAATTATAAAGGTTATAAACACGCTGTTTATCTTATATTAGAAGCAGCCGAATCGTATGATGATGTAACACAAGCAGCACGACGAACCGCAGAAGCGTCACAAGAATTAGAATTTCCTCGTGATTCGGATACAGTTGTGCCGACAGATGTTGAAACCGCATGTTTTGAAATTGCATTGGCACTATTAGACGGTGTAGACCCTGACATAGAATTGGAAAATTTGGGGGTGACGAATCAAAGTTATAGTGGAGTTAAAACGGCATATAATCGGGATCAACAGCCAATTGAACATTTATTACATGGAATACCAAGTGCTATGGCATGGCGAATCTTAAAACCATTTTTACGGGATGGTCGTGCTGTAACAACTGCGAGAGTAAATTAAACCTGGGTCTCGCAGCCAGGGATACATAGTCAACAATACCTGCGGTTGGCATGTACATTAAGGCAGGGCAGTTTTAGGAGATTAAAATGAACTATTTACTGCAAGTTTCGGTGTCGATGTTTGAAGGTGATGAAGGTAGTCAAGATCAGGCAGCAATTGAAGCTGCGGCACGAGAGGCGGCTGCGGCTGCGGAAGCGGCTGAGGCGGCTAAGAAAAAGGTCACGGAAGGCGCTAAGACATTTAATCAAGATCAAGTAAACGCAATTGTTGCGGCTGATCGGCGTAAACTAGCTGAGAAGTATCAAGAACTTGAAGGAATGTACAAAACAGCTTTAGAGGATAAGAACCTTACGGCAGAGGCTCGGTCTCAGTTAGAGGCAAAATTGGAAGACGTGCAAAAAACTTTCTTAACCAAGGAAGAGACGTTGATTGCAGAAAAGAAGAAGTTGGAGGAAAACTTATCGAAGGAAGCCAACCAGTGGAAGGATGCCGCTATTCGTTGGGAAAATCAGTTTAAGCAAACTTTGATGGATCGTACTCTTCAAGATGCCGCTGTGCAGCATGAAGCCTACAATCCTTCTCAAATGATTGCTTTACTCCGTCCAATGACAAAGGTAACTGAGAAGTTGGATGAACAAGGTAAGGGTACTGGCAGCTATGAAGTGGTTGTGGACCTTGCCGACATTAACAGTGAGACTGGTTCGCCACAAGTTACTCGTCGGGCACCAGAAGATGCTGTTAAGCGAATGAAGGAACTAAAAGACTTATACGGAAACCTTTTCAAGACTAATGTGGTATCTGGCATTGGGGCTGGTACTGCACAGGGCGGCATGGCCAGTGGTAAAGTTGACCCCAAGAAAATTTCTACCGCTGAATACATGCGACTTCGGAAAGAAAATCCAGAGGCTCTCGGTATTAAGAAAGGCAACCGATAAATATTGTACCGGCTAATCCGGGTATTGTGTGAGGTTACAAGGACATTTACTCCACCAATTAGTAAAGTAACAAAAAATTGGGCCTTAAATCCGAAATACCCAGTCTTCGGACACTAAAATAAATCTGGGGTTGAATGAGTTTGACTGTAAAACAAATTTAACAAGGAGTATAGACAATGGATAAGTATCTATTGCAAGTGTCCGTGGCCTGTTTTGAGAATAACAACGACGCTTTCGTTCCAGAGTTATGGGCGAATGAGGGTTTGGCTATTCTCCAAGAAAATATGGTCATGGCAAATCTAGTCCATCGTGATTTTTCGATGGAAATTGCTAACTACGGCGACGTGGTTAATACTCGTCGGCCCGGCACGTTCGGGATTCGGCGTAAAGAGGACTCTGGCTCAGTGTTGCCGCAAGATGCGTCGGCTACTCTGGTCTCCGTTCCACTTAACCAGCACATCTACATCACCTTCACCATCAAGGATGGTGAGGCCAGCAAGTCCTTCCAGGATTTGGTCCAAATCTACTTGGCCCCTGGTATGCAAGGCATTGCTCGGTCAATTGATCGTATTCTATGCGGTCAGGTGCATCGCTACTTTGCGAACCGTGTTGGTAAGTTAAGTGGTCTAACGGCTGACAACGCCAAGAATACCTTGCTTGAAGCTCGTGAAACCCTCAACAAGAATTTGGCTTACCCACAAGGTCGCCGAATCGTTTTGGCCCCCTCGGCTGAGACGGCAATGTTGAAGACTGACCTTTTCCTAAAGGCCAACGAGCGTGGCGATGGTGGTATTGCTCTACAGGAAGCGGCCTTGGGTCGTGTTCTTGGGTTTGATACCTACATGGCTCAAAACCAGCCGGGTATCAGTT